ACTGCTAGAGTTTTGTATAAAGGTTTTTGTTCTATTATTAATGCCATTATGTTGTTATTATATTTTCTATATCTTCTTTTATTGCTTTACCTACTTGATTGTAAAAATCTCTCATTCCTAATTGTAAAGGTTTTTGAAAAAAGCTAATACCTTGTATTCCTTGTGTATATATTTTTCTAGCTATTAAAAACTTTAAACTCTTACGAGATATAAACCTACCTTTTGCATCTCTAGGTGCTATACCTCTACGAACTATCCAATTATCTAAACCTCTTGTTAAACCACCATCTCTTGTCTTACCAAACTCATAAGGTGTGTCTTTTCTTTTTCCCTTATAATCTACATACGTTCTTTTTTGCTTAGTACCTGAAACTCCCTTATCTACAAACGTACCATAATCAACCATCATAAACTGGACAGTCAATCCATCATTATCTTTTTTTAGTTTGTAAGATATACTATTAAGAAGTTTACCTGATACTACCTTTTTTTTTCTTTTAAGTATTCCTTTAGCATTATTGACTACACTCTTACCGAAACTATTTAAGTATCGTTCTAATGCTATCATTATACACTAGCTACAAATATCTCTACATCTAAAGTAGCAGCAGGACTAACCTGTAAGCTAGTTAAGTCAGCCATAGTACCAAAGCTAGGAGATGTGTCTGCTTCTGCTAACATAACATCTTCTGCTGCACAAAGTATGTGTGATTGACCTGCTTTTATTAATACTTGATATAAAGTAGCTGCACCAACTACTGCTAATTCTAAAGTGTTAGTAGAATCTAAGTTAGTTACTCTAATATATCTAACATCTTCTTTGTCAATCTGAACTGCTGAACCATAAGAGTTAGTGTCAAAAGTTGCTATGTGTGTAGTTTGTCCTGTAGTACAAGTTACAATTCTTTCATAGACATTATTGATACCTGTAGTTGTTACTGTGTTTGTTGTACCTCTGACTGCTCCATTTAGTGTTACTGATTCAGATAAGGTTGTTGTTAAATCTGCCATAATTATAATTTATAAGTTATTTTTGGTGGTATTAGTTGTATTGTTAATTTTCCTATTTTTATTTTAAACATTATTTACCTGCGTATGTTGTTAGTTGTGGTGCTATACAAGTGTTGTAGTCGTTCTCTATTACTATTGGTAATGTAAACACCCATCCACTTACTGAGTTATCAAATCGTTCTGTAAATGGTTCTATCGTTATATCTCCCTCTGTAAAGTATGCAGGACTTTCTCCTTGATCTGCGTTAGACAAGTATAAACTCTCTCCGTTCTTTAGTGTACCTATTAAGTCATTACAAATACTAAGACAATCAGATAACACTTCTTGCTCATTACTCTCATCAGGAAAGACTAAGTCCATAATAAATATCTGAAAGTTTAAAGTCATTTGATTGTTCTGTGCTACTGCATTAACTGGATTGATGTGCATTAAAGGATATAATGTATTTTTCTCTAAGTCTATCTCATATATATCTCCAGTAGTTACAGTTTTTATTTGAAACTGATTAGCACCTAATTGTTTTAAGGTATCTATTGTGTTATTGTAATTCTTAAAATGTGTCATCTTTTAACCTTTTTTGTTTCGTTTAAATCAACTTCATAAGTAAGCCAAGTTAAACATTCATATAAACTTAATTTAGTTATTCTCTCTAAGTTTACTATACTACCTCCTGTCAAATTATACATTACTCCAAACCAAGACCACTTACTGGCAAATTTTTCATCAGTAGTGATTGTTTCACTTCCTCCATCCGTTCCATCAAATACAACGGCAAAATTGTCGATAGTTCGTTGCCTAAAGTCCAAAAAAAAACCAATGAACTATTTACATCTGCTGCTTTCATCTTCTTAAACTTCTCCGACCTCATCCGTACACCACTACCATTATATCTTTCTATAGAATAGTATTTACCATTCTTTTCTACTATTGGTCTGTATAGAACTGCCATTAACTTAGCTAAGTTCTTTTCCATTCCGTTTTGTATGTAGGTTTCTATATCTGCATATTCTCCAAGAGTAATTTCTGATAGATCAGGATGAAAGCCATACTCTACATCATCTACCTTTATTATTCTTTTTAACCTACTACTAGCTTTGTTCTGCAACGCAGCTACTCTGTTTAAGATATTAGATACATCATTTATACTCAACTCTTTTACGAGTTTTCTAGGTATATCAGATAACAAGCTAATTGTATCTAATGCTTCTTTAGTCTTTGACTTACTTTTACTATCTATAAGTTTAGCCCATTTGTCAAGTGTTACATCATCCCAACTGTTAATTAGATTGTAAGTGTTTTGCTTACCATCTTTCTTAATGTTTACCTGCATAATATATAATAGAATTTATTGTTATTTAGTTTAAAATCGTACATTTGTCAAGTTTTTATATAGTTTTTGTTTAATTAAGGTGTAGCTTTTATAGTTGCACCTTTTTTATTGTACAAAGTATCTACCTGCATTAGGATTATCTAAATGGTATATTACGTTATATCTAATACCATCTATTGCGTGGTTATAACTATCTACATATAACTTACTCCCTTTGTCTGCATAGACATAGTTGTTTAACTCTTTAATTATATTTGTTGATTCAGAAGTAACTACTAACTGATAATCTTGCATACGAGTTACACCACTTTCTATAGTTCCTTTCTTTACTGGCTTTATGTTTACTCCTAAGTGTCTTAAATCTTCTATCAGTCTAGGTTCTGCACTATCTCCTATTATTAGTTTATTCTCTACCTTTTCTAATATTATCTTAGCTAACTCGTGAGATTTTAAACCATTACGATATATATGCTCTTTAATATATATCTTCATTTTCTTTTTGTCTATAGCAACTTCTGTAAGACTATCAGGATCAACAGAAAAACCAAAGTCCATTCCACAAGATGTCTGTAGGTTATCAGGATTAAATTCTCCTATTGTCCAGTTATCAAATACAACCCCTTCTGCTTTATCTAACCAACCACCTAGAATCTTATGTTGATACTTTTTAAAATTAATGTCTTTAAGTCTATAAATCCTTTCTAAGAAACTTTTAGATAGGTTAGCTTTATTATCTAAGTATGTGGAGTGTATATAGCAGACATTATCTTTAATGCCGTTAAAACCATCCCTAACCCCTCTCTCCTCAAAGAATCGTTTATATATCCAATGCTCTTTTGTTACTGGATTTAAGACTAAGATAATTCTATTCTGTATGCTTTTCTGTCTAATACTAAGGTCTATAGTATCAAATATGTTTTCATCTATAAGTTCCTCAGCTTCATCAAGTACCCAACACGATATACCTTGTAATGATTTAAGAGATGCAGTTTGGTTTCCTGATGAGGTCTTAATACCTCTAAATAGTATATCACTCTTAGTTGATGTATTGACTACCTCTGACTTGTTTATGCTAAATATAGAATCAAATCCTAATAAACCTATCTTTTCTAAGAACTCAGGTATAATAGATAAGTGTGCAGATACCATAGTGTATCTTGTAAACAACACTCTTATACCTTGTGTCATTGTAAGTAATGTTAGAAATACTGTAACTGCATAGGACTTACCTGATCCTCTACCACCTGTGATTATATAGTATCTACAGTTAGATGAAAATAATGCACTATATTTTTTATTCAGTTTCGGATTCAACAAAGTTTATTATAGGTATATTTAAACTCTCAAAATTCGTTGTTACATCTACTCGTTGTTGTGGTTTACCATAAAAATACTCAAAGAATAATTTAACTGCCCATTGTTCTTTATTCTTTAAACCTATCTCTAATGACTTTAAAGCATCTGCGTTCATAGGTGTTAAGTGTTCTATTAACTTTTGTTCTTCGGCTTTACCTTTCCTACCTGAGCCTTGTCTTTTACCTCCGTGTGTATTCATTTTGAAAAAATTTGATTAATCAAGTTGTATTATATAATAGAAATTATTGATATTCATTTGGTAGCATTAGTCTTATCCCTAGATCAGACAATGCCCATATTCTTATTTGGTCTGCATATACTTCAAATGCTTTTGTGTTTAGAGATGTTGTGCTTACTATCTTGTTTATTCCTATCTTCTTATTGTTTATCTCTACCATTTCCCATTCATTAAGAAACTTAGCCCTTAGTATGTCGTGCATCTCATCATTGAAGTAACCTAACTCTTGTGCTAATACTTGTACTATACATTTCCAGTAATAATTGTTCTGTACGTTAGACCTTGTGTTTCTATGTTTCTTTACATCTACT